TTCCTCATTTGAATCATTGATAATTTCTGTCATGATCCCTCCTTGTCTTATTAATTATAGCATTAAATTAAAAGAAGGGGGTAGGGTATTATCCCTACCCCCCCTCAATGGGTGTCATCTACTTATTAGGAAGCTGACTTGGTTGCGAATGCAACAGCGTCTTGCTCTTCCCAGTTGATTCCGAAGCGGACGAATACGGTGTATTCAATTGTGTCCTTCTTTGGAACGTAGAAGCGGTTGACGGTGATGTCACGCTGGAATCCCCAAATACGGTTTGCAGGGAATGTAAGATCTACATAGTCTGCAGGGTAGTAAGGAACTTCAAGCACTGGAACACCTAGAACACGAGTCTGACGAGCACCACCAACGGTCTGGTCAATTCCTCCTAGGTATGAACCACGAGCAGCCTCAGTTGAACCGATTGAGTCCCAAACAGTTCCGTTGTTCTTTACAATGTTTGCAAAGGTATCGGTTCCTGCGTAGAACTTAAGTCCACTCTGAAGAGCACGGTAGCGACGTGGGAGAGCTAGGATTAGCTTCTGCATGTCCTCTGTGGTCCAGTCTGCACCAGCACCAACAACGGCTTCGTGAGCGTAGCCATCGTTCTGAATGGTGTTGATGAATCCAGGCATGATGCCAAGGAATGCGTCTGATGAACCAGCTGCACCATTGATAGCGAGATCTTCGATGTCGTTACCAAAAGCAGTAGTCATAAGACGTACTAGGTGATCCTCAAGAGCACCACCTTCGATATTGTCCTCAAGTGCTTCTGCTGAAACTTCCCAGTCAAGACGTAGCTTCTTTGTAGTAAGCTCCACCTTTGAGAATGTCGCTCCAGCGTTTGTGAATGATGCGTCACCCTGGTTAGCTGCACGAACAACACGCTCTCCAACGTTAACCTTTTCAAGTTCCATTGTGTTAGCTCGCATTGTTACTCTGCGTCCGTCGTTAGCAAGTGTAGTTGCATCCCAAACATAGTCGATAAAACGGCGAGCCTGTTCAGGACGTAGGATACCAGCACCTGGATAGTTTGGATTTTCGGTAGCTGATGGGTTAACTGCGTTAGGACCTGTGGTTAGACCAAAGTTTGCATCTGCTGTGTTCCCAACGAACGCAAAACCAGGATCAGTAACTCCACCAATACCACCAGCTGCGAAACCACCCTCTGCGTTAGGGTAGGTAGCACCTGGATTATTTTTTTGAATTTCTTCCGACATTATTTTCACCTCCATGAAATTTTTGTTATTTTTTGATACTATTTTAGTATATCGGATGTTGTGAGGAAACGTCCGCCCCATACTGATTTTTCAACCATTGCTGGTTCCTGTACGATCTCTCCGAGATCGCCAGACTTACGGAAAGCTGTGTCTGCCTCTAGTGCAGCAATAGACTTTCCAAGATTATTAAAGTCACCCTCAGCGTCAGCGATCTGGGCTGATACGTGTCCGAGTGATTTCTTTAGCTCGGTAATTTCAGCAGCTTGTGCCTTGATTACCTCTAGAATTTCGCTAAAGGCTGATGTAATAGATTCTTTCATGTCAGAGATTTCGTCTGACTTCTTTACAGCTTCTTCTTCCTCATCTTGAGAAGATTCTGTAGCATCCATCTCACCCTCTGCAGCTTCTTCGTCTTTTGGCTTGTCAGCCTTTTCGACTTCTTCTGCAGTGGTATCGATAATGGCATCTGCCTCTGGAGCGATTTCTTCAATAACAGCGACCTCTTCTACAACTTCGTCAGTTGCAGGAGCATCTGTAGTGTTTTCTTCTGTCATGTTACCCTCCTGTGTCATCTTAGTGACGTTAATGCCTTTAGCACTATCAACTAAGAACTTAATCATGTCTACTTTGTCAGAGTCTGACTTTTCAACAAACCCAATGTTGGTCATTGGAATACCTGATACTGGGCTAACTGCTAACTCGTCTGAAGAAACAGTTACGAGTCCAGAGTCCTTATCCCAAAAAACATTCTCAATATCTAAGTTTACAATATCTCCACTTACTTTGTCAATACCGTCTACTTTTTCAACTGATAAAATGCTTGCAAACTGGTTTGCTGGGGTATCTACAAGTGATAGCTCTAGCAAGTCATAGTCTTTGATAATCTGAATAACCTTGTCAAGCTTCTCGTCGTAAGCCTTCTCACAGTCATTCATTCTGCCACCAATTGAGAATCCTGAATAGGTTCCATCTAGAACCTTTTCCCATGCATCCTGTGCACCCTTAGAAACATATGCTGAAACATAGATACCTGAATAGAAAGTCTTGCTCTCTGGATCAAAGTACTTGTCTTCTTTGAATGATACCATCTTTCCAACTGCTGATGGTTGGTGCATCTCACGGATATTACCCTTGAACTTTGAGAAAGCCTTTAGAGAGGCTTCTGGGGTTACGATGTCATTCTGACGATCTACATTGTCCAATGTTGCAAAGCCAGAGACGATTCGACGCTCTGCATCCACCTTAGCGAATGGCATTGAAATGCGGACTGAGTCGCCGTCTACATCGAAGTGTGCTTTAGAAATAATTGTCATGGTAATAATATTATAGAGCCTTTTTATAACAAAATTGTTACGTTTTATTATATCACAATTTTTGTTATTGTGTAGCTCTTCCCTCTCCCTGTGGGTTTCTTCCAGTAGTAGTTGCTTCTCCGTCTGACTGGTTAGCTGTGCGTTCTGCATCTCGCTGTCTTGTTTGTCGTGTATTAGCTGAAGCATCTGCTGCTTGGCGAGCTGTAAGCTCTACCATGTCGTCTCCACCATCAACCTGTGGAAGACCAAGCTTCTCACGAATTTCATTAGGAGTAACAACCTTATTGCGAATGTATCGTTCATCAATTTGTGACTGTGACACTTCGTCTGTGAGGGTAAGTTCGTTAAACTTGATTTCAAGAATGTCTGTCTTTTCACGAATGATCTTGTTAAGTACCTTCTCAAGTTTGGTCTGTTCTGGACGAGTTACCTGCTCCTTGAATGTACGGTCTTGAGCAATTGCTGCTGCAATAGCAGATGCATCTCCACCACCAATCTTAGATAGAGGAACCTGGTGAGCAATAAGAATGTCGTCACGGTTACGTACACGGTAATCGTTAAATGATGCTTCCTGTACACCGCTTTCGATTGGGTCCATTCTGAACTCAACCTTATTTGTGTCTGAGTCTCCAGGAAGTGGGATGTATAGGGTACGGTGGTTCTGCCCCTTTAGACCTGTCTGCAAGAAGCGGAATAACTTATCTTCTGCCTCTGCTGACAGCTGTGCTCCCTTAAGTGTCACAATGTAGCGTGGTACAGCCTTATTTTGGAAGTAGTCGATATTATACTGTGCTGCAAGTGAGTCACCGATTAGTGCTGGCATAGCAGCGATAACGTCAGGTACACCATAGAATGTATTTAGTGGAGAATATTCCTTGATGTGAATAATCTCGTTTGGACGCTTGTCTCCAGTAATTGGGTTTGGGTTATTAGCACCAAAGTTACGGAAGTATGTAACCTTGTTACCAATCATCTGAACAAAGCCATCGTGTAGACGACGTACACGCATTGTAGTAGATGGAATGTGACCAACGTAACCAATCTCACCCTTAATGGTGCGACCAATTTCAATGTATCCATTGCCAGTTGCATTTACATCTGTCATTACTTTCTCAAGAATGCTTGTAAAACTTTCGTCATCATTGAGGCTTTCTAACCAGTCACGAAGCTGGATCTTTAGGCGTTCAATCTTTTTACGAGCCTTGCTTAGTTTATCTTTGTCATTAACATCTTCAAGCTTTATCAGTGTATTCTTAGATACCGCAAAATCATAGCCTAGACCAACAGTGTTTTCAACCTTTGCATCGATAGCAGCGTGGTTAGCAAATGATGTGTCATAGTAGTTTGCAAGTTCGTTTAGATTGTATGGTGGTGTGATAACGTCAAATAGACCGTAAGCATTTCTGTAGACTATTCCTGGGTTAATAGCTTTTGACTTAGCATCTTCCCTACCACCCTGGATAGCTAGAGCTGAATCCATGTACGCATCAGAAACCTGTTGCTTTTCAATTAGTCTATCTGCACGACGCTTGAAGTTTTGCTCAATACCTGCATACTTACGAACATCTGCCCAGTCTTTATTGAATGGGTCCATAGCTTTAAATTCTGCTGATGGGTCAAAAATCTCTCCCTTTAGGAAAGAGTCGTCCTTAATTGGAATACGTGAAATTTCGCTCATTAGTCTTCACTTCCATACATGTCATGTGTATTCTTTGCAGCGATCAGGGCACCTAAGTCATTTGCAGATGGGATGAATCCCTGTGCCATTCTGTCCTGTTGCTCTGTGTATTCTTCATCTGAAATTTTACGAATGTTTGAGAAGAATACTGGCTTACCTTCTGGCTGACCATAGTATGCTGCTGCTTCTGTCAATTCTTTAATCTTGGCGGTATCGTTAATCATTGATTCGATGCTCAATGCACTACCTTCGCCGTCTGTGAAGTACTTACCTGAAGGCAGCTGCCATACGTAAATACCTGCATCGGAGAACTTCTCCTCTATAACTCTCACACGAGTCTTACCAAGTGGTCCCTGTATTACTTTATCCATAACCACTAGTATACCATACTATGTGACTATGTTAATACTATTCTGCCAAACAATATCATTAATGACATCATACTTGTATCCTGTTAACGAAATACCAGACAGATCTGTGTCTGATGTTGCCAAAATTCTATTTGTTCCACTGTAAATCTTAGAAATAGTTTGTGGAGAAAGCTCTGGTCTTGTAAACGCCTCAGAGGCTGCTATCTGTGACCATGTCTTTTCTGTATCTGTTTGACTCCAAAGATATTCTGTATCATAGTCATTCCACTCATTTGGAAGAAGCTGCTGTGCAAGCTCTTCTGGTCTTAGCTGGTAGTACGATATGTTGTTTACCAAAATGCTTCCAACAATTTCAATCTTATGCTCTGAGCTGTTAGAGAAGTCTAGTGGATTAGATATAAATAGAATTCCAATGTTTGCCCATTCCCCAGCAGATATTGTTGGAGATGCGGTGTAGACTCCATTTACGTACATTTCAATATTTGAAAGTTCTACCCAAGAACCTGATACGTACTGAAGTACTGAAATCTTTGCAACCTTTGAATCATTAGTTGCTTTTGCTACAATTCTAAGTTTTGAATATCGTACATCGTATACTTCAGCTATTGTCATCTCACTAGAGAATTGCTGGTCATTGAACAATAGGTACATAGAAAGCAATGAGACAACATATTGCTTATCTGCATTTGGGTTTACTGGAATATAGATGCCACGATCATTTGATGTTGAGTATGAGTCAAGAACTTTGATGCCAGTCTTATTAGTCAGGTATAGGTACGGAGACATTGTCTTAGATATTGCTACTGGGTTATATGCTGAATAGTCATAGGTTCCAGCAGATTCTGCATACATGTAAATGTCAGATGTTTGAGACCTTGTCCCAATCTTTTTAGCATATACCTTATTGAAGCTTGGTGATGTCTTTCTATTGAATGTTTGTGCAGCATATTCAATAGATCTTATTTTAACTGGTAGTCTATCTACTGACTTAGTGTATGTTTCAACTACCGTTGCCATGTAGATGTCTGATTGACCAGTTTGTGGTGGAAGGATCACCGTTCCGTCTACAACCTCAAACCTTTTATTCATCCAACTTGATCGTGCATCTATTACCTTATTTGAGTTTAGAAGAACTGTTGACATTCCAACATTTTCAGAGAATGACGCTAGCAGTCTAGCAGTTTGTGAATTAAAGAAATACACATATGTCTTTACATTCATGCTTGATGAATCTATTTTACCAGATGTTATTTTTGATGATTGTGCAACGTCTAGAGATATCTGAATCATATCCGTTACATAGCTAACTGTTCCGTTCTCCAAGGTAATCTGCTTTGCAAACTTTGATAATGGGATGTAGTCTTGCCAGTATGACATTGATGATACTTCTGCAGTGTATACATTTTCAGATGCGAATGATTGCTTTACTAGTGAAAATTCATAGCTTGACTTTAATGCCATGAATTGTGAAACATTAGTTACCGTGGCAATTCCAGAAACAAATAATGATGACATTTCCTGTTTCACATAATTGATTCCAGAGCATAGGCTAGCTTTGTATATCTTGCCCATAAACGTTGTTGATATTGATGCATCTGATCCAGCATAATCGCCACCAAAGAATAGAGATAGCCTTGATCTTGATAACAAGAATCTTTTTACATATGTTGGTGTGTCATTACTTGATAAAATTGACACAAAATCTATTCCAGCTACAAACTTGGCTCCAGAAGATACTGTCTTTGTTGCAAAAATACCTTGAGACCCTCTAACGTTATATGCATATGTTAGGGTTGTACCAGACAGAACTGCTGAAACACTGTCCAAATTTTCTTTATCCTGAATCCTAAAGACTACCTGATCTTTATCAGAGTATGATGAGTTTGCTTCACATACGACAAAGAATGATGCTGGGATTGGCAGATTTCCTTGTCTCATTGAGCTTAGATACATATATCCATTAATGCCGTCCCATTCGGATGTTGGGTTCATCTTTATGAATGGATATGTGTCTGATACTGCATTTGCTGTTGCCTGGTCAGACTCCCACTTTGATGTGTCTTGAAGACTCTTCATTAACGTGTCAGATAGCACTATGGTTGGCTTTATGTGCTTTGGAGAACCCATTGTATTTTTTACTATAGACATGTTCTCAGATGTAGATGATGACCAAGACTCAATCTTTGGATATGAGTAGTCTGATGAATACCCTGCGAAGGTGTAGTCAATCTGAATCTGCTTTCCAGAATATGCGGTCTCAATTTCTGATGGCAGGGATACAGCCTGACCATAACCAAATCTACGTTTTGCAAGAACTGGTGTCATTCTATATGGGTATACGGCTATACAGTCAATGTCTATATATTCTATGTTACCGTTTACATAGAAGCCAATGTAGTCATCGTCTATAGAAGATAGGTCTACTGCATCAATTGCAATAAAAGCCACAAGCTCACCATTTATAAACAAGTTTACATTGTCTTCTGTATACTCTATATTTACCAGCATTGGTCTAAACCACTCGCCCACATAGTGTGATGCATACGATTTTCCAACTTTTAAAATTAAGTTTTGCCCATCTACATACAGTCCATCAGCTGAGGCGATTGGTCCCATAATCCTTGAAGGGCTAGTCTGCACTCTACCATCTGTTCTTATTCTCATCCATGCTTCAAAGACTAATGTTTGTGCTTTTGCTGATTGGTTTAAGAATCCCATTCCTGGAACAACAAGTGATGGACCGTCTGGGTTTTTAATTATTTTAGTTGATAGGTTTGCCCCATATACCAATGGCATAGATGATTGTGTTGCATAAAGTTTCTTGGTTGAGTTATTTCCTATGTACCATCCAGAGTGTTGCCCTAGACCATACTCAAATGCCTCTACTCCGTACAAAGATCCAATGGCTGACTCTAGCTGTACACCAACTGTACTAGCACCATATAGATGCTGGTTTATTCCAATAGAAAATCCATTAAGATATACTGTTGCTGCTATTCCAGAGTGAGTAATGTCAATTACAAAATTTTGACCTGTTACTGGTGATGATACTTCAAAGATGTGGCTTAGATATATCCATTCATCTTCTCTTCCTGTAAGTACAAATTCTTTTGATAGTGAGCCAACTGTAAACTTTATACTAGTAATAGCTGTCTGTGGATTTACCCACATACCAGCCGAAAAATTGACTGAAGATGATATTGTTGTTGGAGATGTCAGGGTTACGTTGCCAGAGGTAATAAGCTCTGTGTAGCTAGCACCAGAAATTTTAGGGTATGGATCTGTATCTTCTGGTATTGCAGCAAAGCTGGTTCCTCCAGATCTTGTCCAAGATTCTAGATGAAGGCTTGAGTCTGGCATATACGATGCAAACGCACAGCTGTCATCTAATGCCCAGAGTGCGATTGGCTGCTCTGCATAGATTTTTTCTGCATATAAGTTTGATGGACTAGACAATTATTATCACCTAGTCCATTTTAGCACACAAGAGTATTTTTATTTTAGATTATTTAGTTCTTCTTGATATGCTGAGATTGCTGCTGCAATGGTTGCAATATTGGCATCTAGCATTGCTATTGATTCTTGTGCACCATCTATATTGCCAAGAGCAATCTTGTTAATCTGTAGCTGGTATCCTTCTAGTGCTAATTGCTGGATCTTACCCTCAATTAGTGCTAGCTTTTGGTCTGCATTTAGCAGTTCTGCAAAGTTGATTGACATGCGTCCTCCATTTATCTATATTACCATTATAGCAAATACTTGCAAATAGTCAAGAATTAGTGCTATAATTGTAGAACGACTTCCGAAAGGAAGTCATTTGTTCTAAGAGGAACATAGTGACAAACAGAGTAACAACAAAGTGACATCACTGGCATACTCAAGGAGATATTCTACTACCTGAAGAATATTGTCTGCCAGGGTATTTTTAAATACCGTAACAACATAAAAATAAGGAGGTAGCAATGAAAAATAAAAAATTTGCTGCTGTAGGTGCTTTTATATTAACAATTGCACTTACGACTTGCTCTGGCTCTCCAGCTAGTGCAACACCACTAAAACTAAATAATGAAACCATAGGTCCAGACAAAGTTTCTTTGATGGATCTTTTACTTTCCAAGCAAGAGCCTGAAGGTATTATTGCTGAACAGGCAGCTAAGATAGAACTTGAAGCTGAAAAGCAAAGAGTTCTTCAAGAAAAGCTTGACAACAATAGCTTGCTTATGGATAAGGCAATCAAAAAGCTAAGGAAGTATGTAGGGTCACAATATGGATATGGAGAAACTCCTGGTTACTGGGATTGCTCTGGTCTAGTTAGATGGTTCTATTTACAACAAGGTATTGAACTATACCACTCAGCTAGTGTTGAAGCAAGATCTGGTAAAAGGGTTAAGCATCCAAAGATCGGAGACCTGGTTTCATTCCACTATGGAAGCATAGATTACTCGTTTCACATCGGTATCTATATTGGAGATGGAAAAGTGCTACATGCATATAACCCATACAGAGATACTGTAATTGATGATGTTGATAAAGTAGCTAATGAAAATAATGCTTGGGCATCATATACACGAATAGTGGAAACAAACTAACAGAATACCCCCAGTGAAATATCTGGGGGTATTTTTTATGTCTCTAACGGAACCCAGGCACCATTTTGATACTTAAGAACATTCGGCATTAGCTTCCAGCCTGTGTAGTCTGTTCCTTCAACTGTTACGACATCTGTTGAAATACCTGTATATCTAGCTGCTGTTTTTATAGCAACCTTTGTTGTTCCAGATGTAAACCTATATCCATATGCAGAAATAAACTGCGATACTGATGCAGAACTTGGTGCTGAAGCACCAATACCATTTACAGCTATAATTCTAAATGTGTATGTTGCTGCAATTGTTAGATTTGTCAGATTTCTTGTAGTTGATGTTCCTGTAGTATCTATTGCTGTCCATGTACCACCATCATCTGTGCTTGCTTCAATAACATATCCAGTAATTGCTGAACCATTATTTCCAGGTGCAGTCCATGTTAGGGTGAGACTTGTTGTAACAACATTTGATATTGTTGGTGCTGTTGGTGCAAATGGAACACCATAAATATTTACAGTTGATGATGTAGCTGTATTTCCATCAAATGATGAAACAACATATGCTGATGCATAGTCAGTAGATAATGACGTAACTGTTATTGGAGTTGTTGTTCCAATATTTGTAGCTGCCTCACCGTTCTTACTTAGCCATGTTACGAATGTCTGAGATCCACCAGTAGATGTTGTAGGTGTTGGTCTTGATACAACAATGTCTGTTCCAGACCTATCCAGACTTGGATTAGCAGCCACAGCAAGAATAGAAAAATCTGTAAGTGTAATTGTTTGTGTTGTAATTGTTGCGGATCCAAGGTTTCCAGCAGGATCGTTTGCAGTCGCTGTTACCTTAATCTTTCCTTGACCAAGTGTGTTGTGGTTTACTATAAACGAGCCAGTACCCAATGTTTTTGTTTGATTTCCAGAAGCAGAAAAGTCATACTCCCAATTTGGAATTGATGGGGTCATGTCGTATCCAGAAACAAGTGATTGACCAGATACAGTTGAATCAAAAGTAAATGTTAGTGATGCTGTTGCTACTGGATCATACAGATATGATGGCTGGCTTGCTGTTTCAACTGCCTGTAGTGTCCAGCTAATTGTGGACCTATTTGTACTAGAGCTTGGTGTTTCTGTTACTGTAAGCCTTAAGCTGATATTAGCTCTACCGCTAAAAGCATCATTATACTGTACCATGTACTACCACATCCAGATGTCACCAGCAGCAGGAGTAGCATATGTTGCTGGATCTGCTTGAGAAACAAAAACTTGCTGGTATGACGAGGCTCCAGATCTTGCACCCTTTGTAGCCACGGTTGCTGAAGCAGCATTTCCAGTTGTGCTTGCTGCAATTGTTGATGATGTATCTGTCGCTACTAGAGTTTTGTTTGTAGGAATAACTGTTTGGTTGATGCTTGTTGCAGTCGCTACTCCAAGGATTGGCGTTACAAGTGTAGGGCTAGTAGCGTATACCAGGTTTCCAGTACCTGTCTTTGATACAGATGATGCAATGTAGTCAGTTGATGGTGTAAACGCTGCGGAACCAAGAGTTCCACCAAGACCAATGTTAAGTGTTCTAGAGTTTACAGAGTCTGTAGATGTAAGAACAATAGACTCAGATACAGTCAGGGTCTTTGATGCTGATGTTCCACCAGCTGCCGTGAATCCAGTAGTTACTGCAGTAAGTGTAAGTCCACCAAATAGTCCACTGAATCCAGTAGCACTTAGAATACCTGTTGAAGGTACGAAAGAAAGCTTTGTTGAGGTTGTCTTTGTTGGAAGGTTTCCAGTGTTTGCTGTAACCCATGTAGGATAAACTGATGAAGATGTAGCTGCATCATTTGTAATTCCTGTATTGATGGCATTAGTTGCAGTTGTTGCAGTTGTTGCTGAACCTGCACTAGTTGCATAAACAGCATTGGTTGCATTTTCAATTGTTCCAGGAAGTTCGCTTACAGCCTTCCATACAATGTTTGCACCGTCAAAGGTGATTACCTGACCGCTTGATGCTGTAGTAGTTGTTCTAATTACTGTACTATCTACTGCTACAGTTTTTGCAGATGATCCATTGTACCCTCCAGAAAGTGTGATTCCTGTACCTGCAGAAAGAGCGTTAAGTGTTGCTCCCAAAGCCACACCAGAAATGGTTGAGTTTAGAAGTTTCTCATTTGTAATAGATCCAGCAAGCATTGTATTTGTAACTGTCGTAGTGTCTGCTGTTGTTACTAGAGTTTTACTTGTTGGAATTACAGTTCCATTAATGCTTGTTGCTAATGCTACACCAAGTGTTGGAGTAATCAGAGTTGGGCTAGTCTGAAAAACTGCTAGACCTGTTCCAGTCTTATCTGAAAGTACTCCATAAAATTCTGCAGATGATGTAGATGCAAAAACACTAAGCTTGTCTGTATAGTTAGCCTTTACATCGAAAAGCTGTCTTAAATATGAAGCTACAGAATTTGTTGTAGATTTTAGATCTGCTGTCGTATTATTAATATCTGTTGGATCAAAGTCATTGTAATAAAAGCTTTTGAATGCATCCTGTACGTTAGCTGTATCGCTTAGTGAGGGTATTGTGATTGGCAGGAAGCTTGCTGCTCCTGACTGAGGATACGATTCTGGCATACCTAAATTATATCACAATAACTATTTATATATTGACAGATAGTGGTTTAGATTCCAAACTAGCCTTGGGTCATTATTTGTCAGCATTGCTAGTTCTGTTTGGCGTATTGCTTCTCCAATGTCCCCAAGATTATATGCTGCAATTGCTGCTAGGTCGTGTGGTAGTGACCCCCAGGCAAAGTCTTCACAAAGATAGTCTAGTGGCTTTTCCTTAGTTTCTAGGGCACCAATGGCATAGAACAAGCATCTATTCCAGTCTTGCTTTTTATAGTAATATTCTGAAAGCTCTACAAGAGCTTCTCTTCTACCAGGAGCTTCTTGGTATGCACGTCTTAAACATTCCTCTGCATTCTCTGGATCACACTTAGCTAAATATCTATATGATGCAGCTCTTTCTGGTCCCCATGTTGCAGACGGAAGTCTGAGGTGATTCTCAAACATTGTCTTTGCTTTGTCATACATTCTATTGAAAAAGTATTCACGTGCTAAGTAGTATACGTTTCTGTCATCAGTTGGTGACTCGCTTACTGCCAACTCAAGTAGTGGCAAATACTGTCCACGACTTTTTGACTCATCTGGATAGTGCTCAATTTCAAGACTTATCCATTCTTGCACTTCAGTAATTCTGTCAGCAACCAAAACTTCATGCACTGGATGTTTCCAACGGTATCCATGACGAGAGTGAATCTTGTCTCCCCCATACTGAAGTCCAGGCTCTCCATCTTTTGTCCATGACCATGTATATTTATATCTAGGACGAGTTGTTCCTGCTTTAATACCTTCAAGTTTTTCACGCCATCCTGGAACCAAAACTTCATCCATGTCAAGAGATATGCACATATCTATATCTTTTGGCAAAGAAGCTAGAGATGCATTGCGAGCATCATCAAATCTCCAAGGGGATATCGAAATCTCAATTACGTTGATTCCAAGACTTTTTGCAATAGCAACTGTATTATCTGTAGAACCAGTATCTGCTATCAGGAGGTAGTCTGCTTCCTTGGCAGAATCTTGCCAATCTTTTACAAACTGTTCCTCATTAAGTGCAATAGTATAAACTGCTATTTTCAATTTTGAACCAGTTCGATATCTCCAGACAACACTTCTAGTTGAGTCAATACTTTCACTTGCTCTACTGCATCTGATTCTGTCTCTGCATCTATAATGAATGATTCATTCAACCCATTGATAGAAATTTTATAAGTATTCATATGTATATTATACAGTAAAGCCAGAGGCGTATCTAATAATCACAACTCCGCTACCGCCATTTGATCCATCTGTCGCACCTGTAGCAGTACCGTATCCATTGGCTCCACCACCACCGCCACCAAGACCGTTTGTTCCAGCAGTAGATACTCCACCAGCTGTAGTGTTTGGTCCTGGAGCACCGTTACCTCCACCACCAGTACCACCAAGAGCACCAGGAGATCCAGTAGTATAGGAACCTCCACCGCCTCCGCCAGCATAATATACAGACGATCCAGTTATTGTGCTTGTTGCACCGATTCCTCCAGCTCCACCCTTACCAGCAGTTCCGTTTGATCCAACTCCTCCAGCACCTCCGCCTCCTCCAGCACCATATGTAGCTCCCACACCACCAGCATTTCCCTGACCTGCAGTTCCTGCTGCTGCACCAAAGGCTGGCACGTTGATCAGGGCATATCCAGATGTTCCTCCTCCAGACCCACCAACCATTCCAGCAGCATATCCACCAGAAGACCAGATATGTGCACCACCACCGCCTCCACCTTTGGAGACGATACCATTAAATGAACTATCTTTTCCTGGTCGTCCTCTATCTTGAGTTCCACCACCTGCACCACCAGCACCAACAAAGATAGGATAAGCTCCTGCCGTTAGTGTTGCGGATCCAGATCTCATTCCTCCAGCTCCGCCTCCGCCGCCCATGTAGCGACCACCGCCTCCACCGCCACCTGCGACTACTAGATAGTCAACAGATATTCCAGCCTGGCATTCATTAATGACAAGCTCTTCTTCTCCAGTAAAAGTTCTTACAGTATAAACAACTCCACCGCTTGTATATGTGGATACTGTTCCACCAGTAATGCTTAGTGATCGTTGCCAATATGTTCCATCAAATACATATGGCACTCCATTAACGAATGATGATCCATTATAAGCCTGTGGTGTTGTTTTTACAAATGATGTTCCGTTGTGTACTCCAAACTTGGCAGCAACTGTTGGCATGGATGCAGCAGTTCCTGTTACAATGTTTGAGTTCTGTCCTGTGTGTGCAGTAGTTGATGTGAAGTCTGCAAACCTAGAATCTGGATAAATTGATTGTCCAGCATATCTGTCGCATACCTGATTTAATGCTGCTACAACAAACTGATATTGTTGTCCAGGAACTAAACCACGAACAGTTTCTGTTGTTCCACCTGTTGCAGATGGAGACAGGTATGTATTTGTTCCATATACAGACCATGTGCTTCCACCAACCTGCTTATATGCAATTCTGTAACCATAAATACCCCAACCACCACTGTCTGTTGGAGCTGTCCATGAGAGATTTACTTCACCTGGAGCCGAACCAGTAGTTGCAGTAAGTGACGTTGGGTGGTTTGGAATATGTCCCCATGATACTGTTGCCCTAAGAGCTGTACCACCCCAGTTAACTGTATCAAGTACACCATCTTCATAGATACCGTTTGGTGCAATCGTTGTATTTGATGATGCTCCACGTCTAAACGTAACAGTTACCGAGTCATTCTTATTAAATCCAAGATAGAATGTTGATGCTGCATCTGCTGTTGTGCACTGAGAAACTGCATACTGTAGTGCTGAAGTTGCTGTAGCTAAATCATTTCTATCCCAGGTTACTGTAGATGCTACAGTAAATCCAGCACTTTGAGTACCACCAGAAGCATCAGCATTTGGGGATATCTGGAGGTCTATAGATGCTGACGATGCTGTAAATGGCATAGACAAGCTATAAAACATAATTGGTCTGTATCTAAGACCATCGCTTCTTACTACCTCTGTTCCAAGTAATCCTGCACCTGTAGAATATCCTGGGGTACCTGTAGCAGGGAATGCTCCAGATAATGGAGACTTTTGGTCATTGAATGGAATATATCTTGAAACTTCGTCAGTACCAGAAGCACCAGAGGTAAATGGGCTGTTTGTTGTTCCACCAGTAGAGAATGATTGTGCTGTCATTTAGCCTCCTACCAGCTAATCCAAATGTCTCCAGCAGACAAAGCTGTTGTATCTGGTCTTGTTGTTGGCACTGCTGCTGAAGCCTGAGACGCTGTCATGACGACTTTTGTTCCATTGAATGTAGTTCCAGAATATGAAGATACAACTGTCATATTTTTAGCTGTTGCTCCTGCAATACCATTGTTAGCTGTAATAAGTCCAGTTACTGTAAGCGTTCCTTCTGCAGTTATTGCATCTCCACGAAGATTAATCTGAGAAACGTTAGATGATGATGCAGTTCTACCAAGAATAATTCTTGCTGCTGTATCTGTTGCATCAATACCAGCTTGCACATAAAATATTCCACCAGTACCAATAACTCTACCAACTCTGGCTCCACCAGAAACCGTTGTGTCGTAGAAGTTTGCAGATTTTGCATTATTTAAAAGCAAATCACCAGTCATAGTTCCACCAGCCAATGGCAAATATGTAAGTAATGCTGATGATGTAGTAAGATATGTTGAACTATCTGTTGATCCATCTGCCTTTAAGAATTGATCTGAGGCTCCTCCAGTTTTTACAAATGATGCTGCTGTAGTATTTCCAGATGCATCTACCTTTGCTAACATAGTTCCTGCTGAATTTTGCCATTCTTGTAGTGATGCACTTTGAGATGCTGATCCACGAATAACAGCACCGATAGTTGTTGCTGTTCCAGAATGAACTCCAAGTCTTCCAGCCAGTGCTGTACCGTTACCAATCAGGGTAGTTCCGAATTCGCTAACTGCAAAACGTTGTGATGCACCACTATCAAACATGACAAGTGGATTTGCTGTCATTCCAGATACTGAATTAATTCTAAGTGCTGATGTTGAGTTTGATGATGGTGCAAGTGTTTGTAGTCCAGTTAAAGAGTTTCCTCCAGTAAGGTTAGCCTTTCCAGAAAGTGAATTGGTTACTGTAGTAGCAAAGTTTGCATCATTTCCAAGTGCGGTTGCAAGCTCATTCAATGTGTCAAGTGTGCTTGGGGCAGATGATACTAGGTTTGCTACTGCAGTACCAACGAAAGCTGTTGTAGCTAATTGTGTTGTATTTGTTCCTGCTGATGCAGTTGGTGCTTCAGGTACCCCAGTAAAAGTTGGTGATGCAAGAGTTGCTAGACCAAGTGTTGCAAAAGACTTATTTTTCCAAAGACCGCTTGATGCTTCATATGAAAATAGGTCTTTGTCTGTTTTAGATGTAATTAATGCATCGTGAAGTTCATCTACTTCGTATCCGTTTTGTGGTCTAACAAAGATTTCTCCTTGTGTGGCATGTGATCTTGTAACAATACCAATAAACACTAGATGTGCTGGTGCATGTGGCTTATTTATTAGACCATAAATTAAGTTACCAGAAGTACCCAGCCAGACTGGGTCTCCAGCAGTAGCAGCAGATGTGTCAAAACCTGCTAAAAGACCTTCTGTGATTACCTTTACAAAATCATTTGTAGAGCCACCAGTTTCAAGTAGACCCATGGTTTTAGACGATGTGGCTTCGGCATCGTTTGATGCTTTTGAAACAATCATGTTTGTTCCATTGGCAGAACTTACATAAACAGCCTGACCCTTAGCAATTGCCTCACCGAGCTTTACCTCATGTTTAATTTGTACGGCGTAGTTGTCGATCCATGATGCATCGTAATCTGTTGAAGAATCTTTTGCAAGAATTTGACCTGCTGTTCCTCCAGTTGGAAGAAGACCCCCATCAGCACCGCCAATAAAATCTAGCCCACTCCAAGCGGTAGTTCCATCACCAATCTTGATTTTCATTAGGGTTGTATCAAGACCAAGTTCTCCAGCCTCAAGAATGTATGACGAAGCAGCCCACTCAGCAGTGGTTCCTCTTCTGTGCTGAATAACTGTCATTATGGTGTTCCTCCGTCAATTGTTCCATCTATCCTGATGTAAACAATGTCTAGGATTGTCTCTAATGCCGAGGCATCTAATGAAACATCCTTAGTAGTACCATTATACACTATTGGGCTTGTTGCTGTTAGGATTCCAGATGGTCCTGTTGGTCCCTGAATACCCTGGCTACCTGTAGGTCCTGTTGGACCAATAGCACCAGTTGCACCATCCAGTCCACTTACACCTGCAGGTCCTGTAGGTCCTATCGGACCTGTTGATCCATCTACGCCATTCACACCGTCTAATCCAGCAGGTCCTTGAGTGCCTTGAGGTCCTGTTGGTCCTGTTGCACCTTCTGGTCCTGTAGGACCAATACTTCCCTGTGGACCTGTAGGACCATCTACACCTGGCTCACCCTGAATACCCTGAATACCTTGTTCACCTGTTAGACCAACATCTCCTTGTGGACCAGTTGGTCCTGTTGGACCTTGGGGTCCAGCACCTCCTTGAATTCCTTGAATACCTTGTGGACCAGTAGGTCCTAAATCTCCTTGTGGTCCTGTTGGACCTATTGCACCTTGGGAACCTTGTGGACCAGTCGGACCTGCTACTGTAGAGTCAGCACCTGTTGCTCCAGTTGGTCCTGTTGGACCGATGATCCCTTGTATTCCTTGAGGACCAGTTGGACCTTGTGAGCCTTGAATACCCTGTGGTCCTGTTGGACCCTGAGTACCTTGAGGACCAGTAGGTCCAATATCTCCTTGAATACCCTGAATACCTTGAGATCCTGTAGGACCAATTGATCCGATAGGTCCTGTAGGTCCATCATTTCCAGTCAGACCGATTGGTCCCTGTGCTCCTGTAGGTCCCTGAGAACCAGTTGGTCCCTGTAATCCCTGTGGACCAGTTGTACCAACACTTCCTTGAGAACCAGTAGGACCAGTAGGTCCATCTATACCTTGAATACCTTGTGCACCTGTAGGTCCCTGAATTCCTTGCAAACCTGTAGAACCAGTAGGACCAATTTCTCCTTGTGGTCCAGTTGGTCCAGTGACACCTTGCTCTCCAGCAGGACCTGTTGGTCCAGACTCACCTTGTGGTCCAACTATCTGACCAACGTTTGTCCATGTAGAACCATTCCAAACATAAAGATCTCCATTTGAATCAACGACATATGCATCGTTTACATCAGAGAATAGTGGTAATAGTTCTGGGGTAGCGACTGAGCCTATAAAATTAATTGAAGTACCTTGCGGTCCAGTAGAACCTTGTGCACCAGTAGCACCAGTTGGACCTTGAGGTCCTGTATCGCCCTTATATCCTCTAGGACCTTGAGAACCAGTTGGACCTGTAGGTCCGTCATCTCCTGGCAAACCTATTGGACCTTGCACACCTTGAGGACCAGCAGCACCTCTAGGACCAGTAACACCAATTGCTCCTGTAGGACCTGTGCTTCCTGTTGGACCTCTATCTCCCTGAATACCCTGCGGTCCTTGTGGACCAATAGCACCTTGAGAGCCTGTTGGTCCTATTGGACCTTGGATACCTTGATCTCCTGTAGCTCCAGTGGATCCAGTAGCACCTCTAGCTCCTGTAGGTCCAGTCAGACCTATTAGTCCTTGAACACCTTGCTCACCCTGTAAACCTCTAGGTCCTGTTGCACCAGTCGGACCTGCTATTGTGCTTGCTGCTCCAGTTGGTCCCTGAATACCCTGATCTCCCTGAAGACCTCTAGGTCCTGTAGGTCCAGTCGAACCTTGTTGACCTGTTGCACCTTGTGGACCTGTATAGCCAATAGGACCTCTTGGACCAGTAGAGCCAGTTTCTCCTCTGAGACCTTGAATACCTTGAACACCTTGAGGTCCAGTAGAGCCTGTTGGTCCTTGAGATCCTGTAGCACCTGCTATACCTTGAATGCCTTGTACACCCTGAATACCTTGAATACCTGTATATCCAATTGGTCCCTGTGGTCCTGTTGCCCCTTGTACACCTTGAATACCTTGCAAGCCAGTGGCTCCAGTAGGACCTTGCAGACCTTGAGGACCAGTGGGACCTGTTGCACCTATTGAGCCATCAACGCCATCTAGACCTGCAATACCCTGAATACCTTGAGGACCTGTAGGTCCAGTGTCTCCTATTAATCCCTTTGGACCTTGAGTTCCAGGATATGGAGTAAGTTTGATTGAGGTTGTATTTTCTGGGGAATCTGAAATAATTTTAATAGACCCAGGATTAGCAGTAGATGCAATACGAATAACTGGACTTGCATCAGATACTGTGCTAACCTTTACGACATCAGAGCTAGATCCTATATTGATAACATTTACGTCTGTGTTTGCTGGCGAATTTGTTATTCTGATTATTGACATTACGGAACTATTGGATTAACGGTAACATCTGGTAGTACCGCAATCTTTCCAATAATCGGAGTCCACACTGTTTCTGCATCAATAGTGACCTGTAGGTCAAAAGATAGTTCTGCTACTGTAGTGCTAGTTCTTGTGGCTCCCCATGTTGCTGTTAATTCTGGAGAAGCAATAATGTCTACATACCCATCGCCAGCTACAGTTTGGAGTTCGCTAGATGTATTGCTTTTCACATCAAATGTGCTGGCAGCATAAACCCAAGTAGATGTGTCCTGTGCTGTAGTCTCATCGCTTTCAAGAAACTCAATACGAAGTTTGGCGGTATCACCACGGACGACTGTCCATTGAATGTTAGTAGGATTTGCACCATATGTAGCTGCCATAGTACTTAAATTATATCACAGATTATATAAATAGAAAGGCTAGACCTGAAAGGTGGGTATGAGAGAGACATTCAGATCTAGCCACTAATAGTATATCATATCAGCCTGAAATATCAAAGTTACAAGATCGTTATATAAAATTTACTTAAAAAGGTCTTGACAAAGTTTTTAGATGTGCTATTATATATAAATATGGGGGTAGGGGGCAAAAGACTATATATAAATATATAAGATATATAACTTATAAGATATATAGTTTATATATAATAATAATAAATAATAATCGCCAAGTCAATGCTTGACGATTGTTTTTTTATTTAGGGGTTCTTACTTCTTTGCATTCTGATGTGCTACATACTCTACAAACATCTGAGTTAGATGATCTATTTTATTATCTAGTCTTGCATGAGCTTCTTCGCCTCTGACGTTTTCTGATTTAATAGCTAGGATATCCTTTTCCATTCTGTTTACCTGATCTTTCATTGATAAACCACTATTAGGCTTTAGCTCGTGCTTGATGTCATCAAAATAATGCTTGACTAGCCAGCGTACACCAACAACCAGTGTTGACAGGACAGTACTAATACTGACAATGATAGCGACTAGGGTTTGCAAATCCATAATATTTCTATTATACATTATTTTTTAAGTTGTTACATTTCTGTTATAAAGCACGGCGGTAAAAACTCGGCGGTAAAGAGGTCGGCGTGATATAGAGAACCCCACATCCAAACATGCTACTAACGTAGCCATATGGATAAATATTGCAGTCTAATGCAATAAACAGATATAAAACATTGCAGTGTAATGCATAAGATATCCTCCATTACAGGCTTTAATGACGAATATGTTCTGCTTTAACTTTGTGTACGTTCGGTTACATTTTCTAATGTGTACGATCGGTTACAAAACACCTTCCAGGAAGCCCTCAGATGCCCCTAGAAGCGATTTAAACTATATCCGACGAACTCTACTATGGTCTAAAATGAACATATAAGCAAATATAGGGTTTTGTTATACTAAAATAGTTTCTTTATAGGCTAATGGGTGTTTTGCTTATAAGTTCATCAAGAGAGCTTCGCTCTTGTGTACCCCAAAATTTTATGCTATACTTAAAACCTACCATAGGAGAGACATGGAATTTGTATTCTTTTTACTTTTAATCTTTTTCTTTACGTTAATTTACGTAATCCCAGCAATTATTGTTGTTGTTACTGTTGGTTTTGTCATTAAATGGACTGTTAACAAGTTTTCAGACGTAGGTGAACCAAATGATTTCGATGCATACAACGATAGCGTCTGTGCTATTTGTGGAGATGATGAAGAATGGCATAAGCATGGTCCGTAAAATAGTTGTTTTATTGCTTGCTGTTGTTGCTATTCCAACATTTATGGCTATTTTTATGGCTACCGTCAAATATTTACTAGGAGAATGATGAAACAATTTGGTGTTACCCACCTAGAAAAGCAGTTTTGTAAGTGCTGTGTGCTTATGGCTAATCCTAGAGCTAAGGTCAAGAAGCAGACGGAGAAGCTGATCAAAGAGCAGATGGACAGTAAGGATGAAAAATGATGTTAATGTTACTTTTTGTTAAGCATTACCTCGCAGATTTTGTATTTCAGACAAACTATATGGCTAAACATAAGCAAAAATACCTTTATCTAGACCATTCTCTTATTCATATGGTATTTACCCTTACTGTTCTTATGTGGTTTATGCCTTTGTCTCTTGCAGCTACCCTCGCTTGCTTAGATTTTGCTATTCATCACAATGTGGATTACATCAAGACAAAGCTATCAAAGAATCTCACACAGGCAGATCGTATGTATTGGATTTACTTTGGTGCAGATCAGCTTCTTCATGCGTTGACATATTTGTTAATTTTGTACCTGGCAAAAATCTGAAAAAATTTGAGTTTGACAAAATCTGAATATTTTGAATAGATGTACGATGCGTACATTTAAAACAACAAAACCAAATAAATAGTGCGGACACTACACACCCCCTAACGTTATCAATTTGTTATCAAATACGGCGTGTCTTGACTTGCGTAATGTCTGCCCTTGTGCTTATAATAGATACATAAAGGAAAAGGAAAAGAAAATGTTTGAAGTAGTAGTAATTGTAGTAGTATCAGTAGTAGTAGTAGTGTGGGCAAACTTTAGCACTGACATTGCTAAGTTGCTAAAAAAGTAATAAATGTCTGCCCCTAGTGCTAAACTAAATACATAAAGAAAGGAAAAATAAATGTTCGAATTCAACACAGTAATCATCACCAAGCGAGGCTCTCGTGAGGATGGTGTTTCGTTCTCTGTTCACAAGTTCTCTGCTACTACTGAGGCAGAGGTAAAGGCTATTGTTAGCCACCCCTCAATAGCAGGATGGAAATACGGATACAGCATTGGCTACGCTAAGATGTAGTTCAATGTCATACCCCCATGCTAAACTAATCATATAAAGAAAAGGAAAACAATGACTACTCTAGAAATGAAGTCTCGCTATAACGAACTAATGCGTATCGCTAAGGGCGATGACTACATGAGCATGACCGAGTTCGAAGAACTATTGGCACTATCAAAGAAGTTGGGTAAGTAAATGACTATTGAAATCATCACTCTAGACGGTAAGCAAATTGACTATTCTTTTGACCCTGAGCATAAAGACGCTGTTCGTAATTTCTACAAAGGTCTCTATGAAAAGGGTCTAATCATGGGTTGGGGACTGGTGTTCTAATGGAGGTTGTTGCTGTAATGTTTTGTCTGTTGGCTGTTTGGATGTTTATCCAATAACTACCCCGATCGATACCCTCCACTGTCAGAGGGTAATGCTAAAGTACTTATATAACGAAAGGTAATAAAATGGGAATTCAAATTATTTCGGCTAATGGTTCTAAAGATATTGAGACAATGTCTGCAGAAGAATTGCTAGGTCTCCAGGTTGAGATGATAAAGGAATGGGGTAAGTAGTTATCCACAGACTTATCCACAGGGGTCGGCACCTTTTCAAGCTTTTGTCAAGTTAAGTTTGATAACGATTTTCCCCAAATTCGTTATAATTATTTTTCTAAATATACTTGACAAATGTCTTAGGCTGTGCTTATAATATAGGTATAGAGAAAAGGAAAACAAAATGAACATTCTACCAAAACTAATCGAAGCAAAACTAGACACTTGGACTGCCCCATTCAGTGATGACGCTTCTGCTATCAAGCGTGATGAAGAATACTACGCTACCCTGCTTGCTAGCCAGACTGAATACACTGATGAACAGGTTGGCGTATTCGTTGCTCAACTTTGGAATGGTGAAAAGACTAGGGCAGAACTTGGAATGTCTGCCTAAAATGTCAGTGGTATCTGCTAAAATCAAACTATCAAAAGAAAAGGAAAATCTAATGTCTGTAACTATCAAGCGTAACATCATCATCACTACCCTCGCCACCATCTTCTTCTTCATTGCTAAGTCTGGTCTTGATGAAATTGGCAAGACTGGTCTTGAGGGTCTTGGAATGTTTCCGTTCCTAATTGGTGGATTTGGCTTCATCATCTTTTCCGTTGTTCTCATTGTTCGCCTTTGGGGAAATGAGCAGGAATAAATGTCTGTGGTCTTTGGTATCATAATCTTAGTAATCATTCTGGCTAATCAGTAAAGGAAAATAAAATGAGCAAGAACGAAATGAAAATTCGATACAACGAACTTATGCGAATTGCTAAGGGAGATGAGTTTATGTCTATGACTGAATTTGAGGAATTGCTTGCCCTTAGTAAAAAGTTGGCTAAGTAACTACCCTGGCGGATCGACTCTGACTTATCCACAGAGTTATCCACAGGAGCCGACCCCTTCGAACATTTGTTCGATTTACGTAGCACAAGATCGATCCCCAATTATAACGAAATGGTAACAAAAGGTGTTTTGCTATTGACAAACCCAATAATGTATGATTAGATAGTTATAGATAGAAAGGAAAAAGATGAAAGTCACAAACCACTGGAACGACAGATTCTATGAGTCAACCGATTGCGAGACTTGTGGAAAGTTTGAGATGGGCAAAACTATCGCTGAATTGGAACAGGCAATAGCAACTCACACTTGCTAAAATGTCTGACCCCTATGCTAAACTAGATTTATAAAGAAAAGGAAAATCAAATGAGCAAATATACACTATTCGAATACGACTTCAATGGCAAGCAGGTTGTTTCTGCCATTCACATTCTTGACCTTGGCAAGTTTCTTCGTGAACACCCTGACGCAAAAGTCAAGCAGTAAAATGTCGTAGGGTAGTGCTAAACTAATCTTAGATAGAAAAGGAAAATCAAATGAACGAAAAGCAACTAAAAGCAATGATGGCTCAAATTGTTCGTGAGAACGCCATCAAATTGGAAGCCGAAAAGAAGGAAGGTAAATAATGAACGAAGAACGAGTTTGTGTATTTTGTGAAAACATCTACAACCCTAGCGTAATGGTATGCCCTGAATGCCAGGACTATAAGGGACTAATGACCCTAACCGAAGCAAGTGAAACCTATGACTTTTTGGAATACCTAAAGGAGACTAACTAATGAACGAAATTATTTTCTACAATGGCTTCAACTTGCTTGTGGACATCATTCTTGTTTTTACTACTTATAAAGTTGCTAAGGGAATTGGATACCGCCAGGCAGAGCGAGATAACATACCCTTCTAGTTATCCACAGCTGATCGAAAGTTATCCACAGGGGTCGGCGTTTTCGAACAAATGTTCGATTATAACAAATTGGTTACGATAAGAAAAAACTTTCCAGATTTACGGCGTGTCGTACCTAAAATGTCGTACCCCCTTGCTATAATGAATACATAAAGAAGAAAAGGAAAACACAAATGAGCAAGTACACCCTATTCGAATACTCACTAGAAAACGGCTCTAAGGTTGTTTCGGCAATCCACATTCTTGACTTGACAAAGTTTCTCAAAGACCACCCAGACGCAAAAGTCAAAGGTTAAATGTCAGAGGGTCACGCTATAATAGACTTAGAAAAGAAAAGGAAAGAAATGTTTGATAATCTAACCCCTTGTCCAGAGTGTAATGGTCTTGGTGTGCTTGCCCCTAATCTGTATGGAAAGCTTAAGCGTTTTCACAAAGTCCCTAGCAAGCGTGAGGGATACTTCACCTTTACTGAAGAACACCAAAAATAAATAAAAAAGTTTTGGAAACTACGGCGTGTCGCCTTGACAAATCACTAACTAGCCTGTAAAATATAAATATAAACAAAACAGAGATACTGAATGAGCCTAGCAGGTGTGAGCCTCGCAAGAGCAAATAAAACCCCTAGCAAATAAGTCAGTATCAACCCCTAATAAAGAAAAGAGAAATAAATGAACCTTATCGGAATGACTATCAAGACCCACGACAACAAGTATGTTGGCAAGGTTGTTGAGCAGGTTGATGCCCCTGTTGGTATCAAGGCTCGTCTTGGTCAGGGTATCCAGCCTAACGAAGCCTATGTTGGCTACGCTGTTCGTCTTGAGGACGGAAAGCCAGAGGAATGGTCGCAGGTCATTGCTCGCCCTAGTGAGGTTGCTACTAAGTATGTAGTAGCCTAACAGGTATGGTGAGGGGGGGTAGTTATCCACAGCTACCCCCCAAGTTATCCACAGGGAGCCGACCGCCCAGCTCTGGATCTAGTTACGAAAGCATTAAAAAAGATCCCGATTTTCCCCAAATCCTCTTGTAAAATGTCAGTGGCTCGTTGTATAATAGTCTTATCAACGAAAGGAAACCCAATGGACTTCGAAGCAATGTCAGTTGAATGCTCTCGCCTAATGGACGAGATGGAGGCTGTCCTGAAAGGTGGTCGTGCCTCTACTGAGGATGATGAGGTTGACCCTCGTATGAAACAGATTAGCGACTACGCCACCCTGCTGTCCCACTTCCGCCCAGACCTGCTTGACCCACGCTTCGCCTAGAAAGGAACACAATGGAAATCTCATTTGGCAAACTTGAGGAAATCGCTGACTACGAAACTCTTGCTAAGGCTTTCTTTGCTATCGCAACACCAGAACAGGTTGAGCGAGTAGCAAAGTCAGTAGGCTAATCAGCCCCCTTCGGGGGTCGGCGGCTCTCGGCAAGATCGACATTAAAAACCTTAAAAAATATTTCCCAAAACCCTGTTAAATGTCGGAGGGTTGATGTATAATAGGACTATGAAGAAAAGAAAGAAACCACTAAACAAACTTGCTGAGGCTACTCGCAAGGCTCACTCTGCTGAGTTGTTCAAAAACCTATTGCTCACCAAGCACACTATCGTTGTTCCTGAACACCGAAAAGGCACTAGGTCTGCCAACATTCGCAAGGCTATCAACGAATCCCTATAATGTCATACCCTGCCTGTATAATTGAACCCTAGGAAAGGAAAACCATGAAAGCAATTATTGAAAGCAACTGTGTTTGCGGAGAAGATGAAGATGGCGTTGAACTCAACTGCTATGGCGACTGCTGGGAATGGCAGAAAGAAGATGTGTCATGGCTAATTGGTGAATGGCAGACCAAGAACAATGTTGATGACACTCAGCCTATCAAGATAAACGGAACCAACATGAATTGGAACCATGTTTCAGGATACGCAATGGCAACTCCAGCAACTATCCTTGACAAGTTAGTCTTGAATGGTGACTTCAGCCTTGAGTTTGACTTTGACCCTGAAGAAAATACTTTCAATGTCGTTCGCCGTTCACATGACGAAATGGGTGCGTTGTTCACCTTTGAAATTCTAGAGGAAGAGGAAGACTGATGGACGAAGCATACATCCAAGAATTGTTTGACCAAGCAGCCAAGGGAGAGATTAGTTATCTTGAGTTGCAAGACTATCTTGATGACGCTAGATTTGATGGTGACATCATAGACTTCCTCTAGTCTACCCCCACAGGGGGAGCCGACCCCCTAGCTGCAAGATCGACTTACGACACGTTTAAGATGTTCCCTAAAATGTCAGTGGTCAGGTGTATAATTGTATTATCAAGAAAAGGAAACCAAATGCTCACTCGCTCTAAAGACCGTAAAGTTGCTAACGCTGTAAACAAGGCTGGCACTCAAGCCTCTATCGCTAACACTTTTGGCTTGCCTAGTGGTAAGGCTTATTCCTGCCCTGGGGCTACCTCTGTCTGTGAGACTATCTGCTATGCTGGAAAACTTGAAAAGGTGTTCAAGGGTGTTCGTCAAGTATTGGTTAGCAACTATGAGCAACTACTGGCTACTGATACTCTCGGAATGATTGCTCTGATTGACGAGATGATTCAAGACTTCAAGGCAGATTGCGAAAAGCGTAATGCGGAAAAGTTATTCCGTATCCACTGGGATGGCGACTTCTTTAGTGAGGACTATGCTAGGGCTTGGGCATTTGTTATCCGTCTAAACCCTGATGTTCAATTCTGGGCATACACTCGTTCAGACTTTGCTGTGCCTATCTTGGTAAACATTCCTAACCTTGCTCTGTATTTCTCTGCTGATTCTGCTAACAAGGTTCTTGCTTGGGAATTGAAGCGTATCTATGGCGTAAAACTTGCTTATCTTGCTAAGGATTTTGCTACTGGTAAGGCAGACTTCAACGAGCAACAGGAAAAGTCTGCTGTCCCTTGCCCTGAAAACAATCGCAAGATTGCTATGATTACTGAAAAGGGTAGTGCTTGCGTTACTTGCTCACAGTGTGTTTTTGCTAGGAATGACATTCTGTTCTCTGCTAGTAAAAAGTAGCCCTTTGGCTACCCCTTCGGGGTGCCGACCCCACCAGCTGCCTACCAGGTTACGATATTAAAAAACCTTTCCCAAATCCCTATAATGTCAGACCCCTAATGTATAATGGAACTATAAACGAAAGGAAAACAATGAAACTCTTTGCTGATGTCATTGACCAAGATGTTCTGGACACCCTACCAGAATCAACCCTAGATGAACTACTAGACATTTTTGAGAAAGCAGGATACTAATGTATGATTTCCACAGCCGTAAGGCTTACATCTCTGGTGATGGTTCGTTCTCTGCCTGTGAGGATACCATTACTTTTGATACTGATGCCCTGACCAATAAGCAATGGGATATCCTTGATTCCCTGCCAGATTCAATGAAGATGGAATACGCTATCGCTATCCTTGATGGTGATGATGACTTTGTAAACGAAATCGAAAGTGAGTATGAGTAATGGAAAAGATTACTGTTAGTCTTAGATTTGAATACTACCCTGAAGAAGACCACGCAGAATTGTTTGAAGACATGACTGAAGATGAAATGATTGACTATGCTAAACAAATGGCTAATGAAGACATTATCAATGGTGATGTTTGGGAATGGCTAGAAGTTTCGGTAGAGTAAAATGTCTGACCCTACCAGTATAATTAGACTATCAACGAAAGGAAACACTAATGGGAACTCGTAATCTAACCAAGGTAATTGACCGAGATGGCGTAGTCAAGGTTGCTCAATACGGACAATGGGACGGATACCCTAGCGGACAGGGAGTTACTGCTCTCTACCACGCAGAGAACCACAGACTTATTGAGAGTAAGTTGCCTAAACTATACTTTCTAACTGATAAAGAGATTGATAACATCAACTCACTACTAGCCGCTAGTGAACAGCCTGTTAGTGAAGTTTATCCAACTCTATCTCGTGATACCTGTGCGGACATTCTAGGCTATGTTGCTTATAGTAACGATTTATTCCTAGTTGATGCCAGCGACTTTGAGAATGACGAATTGTTTTGTGAAGCAGTTTACACCCTCAACTTTCAAACCAAAAAGTTTATCTCTACTTATGGCGGATACACTCTTGAACACGATTTAGATGATTTGCCTAGCCCTGATGAATACCTTGCGGAATGGGCAACCACACTAGACCCAGGGGTAGTAGGGTAACCTGCTCCCTTCGGGGAGCCGACCCCCAAATGTAACGATCAGGTTACGAAGCTTACGAAACGCTCCACAAATCCCTATAATGTCAGTGGTCACCTGTATAATAGAACTATCAACAAACGAAAGGAAAATTATGTTGGACATCGCATTTGGAATGAAGCAGGTTGCTACCGAGGCTTGCGACAACCCCTTTGTGGCTATGATGGCTGGTGGTCTTGACGCTATGCGAACCGAGGTGGACAGCGACGAGTTTCTCTCTGCCCTTGCTCAGTTTGCTATGGCTATCTCTGCTCAGGCAGTTTCTGGAACTGTTTGCCTTACCCTCACCGAAGACGCTCAGGCTGAACTGGTGAAGACCATTGAGGAACTGGAAAGCATTGCCAACGACATCGAATAAATGTCGTAGGTATCCCTTATAATAGAAACACAGCCAATCGAAAGGAAAAAATAATGGCTTATGACGAAAACGGAAATCTTGTACCTGACCCTATCCCTGCTAGTCTTGTACTTGGTGAAACAGTAATCCCTAATCACCCTGTACTTGCTCAACTCAAGGAGCAAATCGAAACCCTGACTGGACAGCGAGACAGTTGGATTACTGACCACAACATTATGCGAGACCGCTGGGTAAACGCAAAAGCAGCAATCGAAGCATTGAAGAGCAACGTCAAGAACCTTATCCTTGAAAACCACGACAACGTGGACGAGGATTTCTTGAAGGAACTCGCAGAAGCAATGGAGATTGAACTGACTAAGTCTATCTCTGTTCAGGGAACTATCAACTTCTCTGGTAGCGTTGAGGTCTCAATCTTCGAAGACTTGGATGACATTTCGTACAACGTTAGCGTTGACGGTCTTGACATCTCTGCCTATGGTGAGAACCTTTGGCACTTGGACTATGACGTTGAGGACGTAACTTCCGAAGACAACTAGTCAACATGTTTGGATAAGACACCTGCAGGTCTTAATTCCTTTCTTTCCTGCAGGGGTCCTGAGCATGACGGTAAAAGGCTCCTTCTCCATACCCTGGAAAAGTGCCGACCCCCTTCGATCTGAACTTATGTTACGATTATGTTACGAAACCCCCTTTCCTATTGTAAAATGTCGGTGGTAGGCATTATAATAGATACATACAGCAAAAGAGAATAACGCAAGAAACAAAAAAAATAAACAAAAAAGTTTGAGAATGTGCTTGACTTTCCACTCTTGACCCTGTATAATAGAAGTATCAGCAAAAGTTGATACTAAACACAAGTAGAAAGAAGCAAAAATGACCATTACTGTTGGCTCACAGTTCGCAACCCAGAAGTCTGGCGTTTCGGGAATTGTTCGTGAAATCGTCAAGAACGCAAGCGGTTCGCAGCGTGTTCGTCTGGAACTCGCAAACGGCGACACTCGCTGGACTACTGTAAAGTAGTCGCTTGTGCTGGGTATCACGATAAACTACCCAAACCACAACTCCCAATAAAATGTCGTAGCCCCCTGCTACAATAGTAAGACAGCCAAACGAAAGGAAATCATAATGGCTTCAGTATCAGTAAAAATCCCAACCGCAAAGGTTATCGCTCTGCTGGAAGAGAAGATTGCTTCTCTCAACGAAGAGATTGCTAACTACCCAAAGGCTAAGGAAGACTACGCTAAGGCAGTAAAGGCACATCAGGAGAACATTGTTGCTCTCACCATTCAGGCACTCACCACCAAGCCAGAGATGGTTGGTAGCAACTACGACAGCCCTATTCGTGTCCAGACTAACAACTATGGTCGTGGCTCTTCGGTTAGCGTTACCATTGACGCAGATGCTCTTGGCTTCCCTGCTTCGCCTACCGAACCAAAGAACCCGAACGACACCATTTCAGTTGGTCGTGAGTGGGTCAAGCCTTTGGAAGTGTTGGAGAACACTCTTCGCACTCTTCGCCTGACGGAACAGGAAACCATTACTTCTAGCACCTACGCTAATGTAATGCGTCTGCTCTAAAAAGCAATTCCCGAAGCCCTTGTGGTGAGTAAGGAACTGACCTGAGCAAGTCAAGGCTAAACTGCTCACCTACAACCTAAGATAGATTTTCTAGAATGTGTCTAGGCTTAGGGTCTCTAAATGGACACTATCATTTAGCGTTGTTAGTGAGGGTGTATCTCGCAAGGGAACACGGAAGCACGATAAACTATCCCACAATTTTATAGTTTTCCCCTAGCAGGTTGAGTTGGGTTTTCCTTTCTTTCTTTTCTTTCCTTTCTCCTTGCTAGGGGATTTCCTTTACCCTGGCGAGCTGGGGTCGGCGGTCCCCTTCGATCCTGGTTTAAGAATGTCTATTAAGATTTCCCGAAATTTCTTCCTAAACAGTATTGACAATGTCGTAGGTAGCCTGTATAATGGTATTATCAGTAAAAAACCCTAGAAGAAAGGTGAACCTTATGGCTCACGAATTGGAAATCTCAGAGACTGGCGAAGTGGCTTTTGCTTCTTTGCGTGAACCTGCTTGGCATAAGTTGGGAACTGTCTTTGATGAAGAAGTAAACACCCAGAAAATGCTTGAACTCGCACACCTTGACAAGTGGAATGTTCGCTTGGAAGATGTTGCTGTGCCTGACACCTTCAAGAGCGACAAGGACTATTTCTTTGTTACTCGCACTAACCCTTTCGACAACGAACAGAACGACATTCTGGGCGTAGTTGGTGAGCGTTACAAGGTGCTTCAAAATGAGGACTTGTTCTCGTTTGGTGACAACCTGCTAGACGGTGGTGGTCGTTGGGAGACTGCTGGCTCTATCAAGAACGGTCGCCAAGTCTTTGGTTCGATTGCTCTGGCTGATAGCATTACCCTTGACCCTAATGGTCGTGCTGACAAGATTGACAACTACCTGCTAATCAACACCTCTCACGATGGCTCTGTTGCTATTCAGGCTTCTATCACTCCTGTTCGTGTTGTTTGTGCTAACACTCTCAACCTTGCTCTCTCGCAAACTCGTGGCAAGAATGCTCCTAAGCAGACTTTCAAAATCCGCCACACCCAAACCGCAGAGGGTAAGATTGCTGTTGCTCGTGAAGCATTGGGACTTGCTCACACCTACATTGACGAATTCTCTAAAATGGCTAACGCTATGATTGAGACTGAAATCTCTAAGGCTCAGTTTGACAAGATTGTTGAACTTGCTTACCCTGCCCCTGAAAAAGACGCTAAGGGTTCGTTCAAGAAGTATGACACCAAGATTGAACTGCTCAACGACATTTATGTTGGACAATTCAACGACACCATTTCGGGAACTGCTTGGGGTGCTTACAACGCATTGACTGAGCGTTTGGACTGGTATCGCTCTGCTCGTGGTGGTTCAAGCGAAAGCATTTACGCTTCTGCTTCTGGCTTTGACCCTGTAATCAACGCTGAGAAGAACCGCTTGATGAAAGTCGTTCAAGGCGTAATGGCTGGGGTCTAATCCTCAACTGCTGGGCAACAGTATAAACTGCCCTCCCTCTGGGACTTGACAAAAGCTGATCGGGGTGCCGACCCCATCTTACATAATATATATAAGCATCAAAACCCGATTACGAAAGAGCCAAATATTTCCTGATTTGGGGGTTTACAATGTCGGACCCCTCCTGTATAATAGATATATCAACCCAAACAAAGGAAAAATATGTCTAGAGAAACTGACATTGTCGTACACGTTATTGATACTGCAAAGGCTACTGCTTTTATCAAGGAACGTTTGAATGCCCCTGCAGATTCAGAAATCAAGGCTGAACTCATGGCTGTTGTCAATGGACGTAATGGCTTGGCTACCGTGCTGACTGAGGGTGTTGGATGGTTCGCTGACAAGAATGGTGGCATCCCAATCAACTATTACAGTGGGAACTATGGTTCTGGTGGTTACATAGACATTACGGAAGACGAATTGCGTTCCCTGATTGCTGATGAAACTGTTAATCTTGCTGACCACATCCGTTCATTCGGAGACCGCCTTGAGACTAACTTCTATGTCTGGAGGCAGTACGCACTAGAGTATCCACAGGATAAAATGTCGTTGGTCGCTGGTATACTAGTAGCATAACCACGAAAGGAAAAATAACATGGGCAGATACTATGTAAAGACAATCGTTGAATTCTCTGCTGAAGTAGAAGCAGATAGCGAAGCGGAAGCAGAAGCAATTGGTTGGAAGTGGGAAGACGAGTTGATGTATGACGGTGTCTATTCCATTGATGTAGAAGAACTTGAAGACGAAGAAGAAGAGGAAGACGAATGACCCACCTACCTATCGAAGAGATGCACACAATTCCTCCTATCGAATGGGATAAGAAAGCAATTCACTACGCAGACCCTATTGGCTTGTGTGAACGCCTAATCAAGGAACTTCACGAACTTGGTGATGAACTTGAGTCTCGTGACCCTAATGATGGTGACTTTGATTTCATTGAGGGTATGATTGCTGCACACACAACCACACTATCACTCTTAGGAGTAGACAACATTCCAGTAGTAGGGAGCAATTGTTGAGTGGAGAAAAGTGGAATCCTAATAAGTTTATTACTTATCGCTTTGTATCTGATTTCGCAGTAATCACATTCTCAGTACCAGGCATGGATGATTGGACTGAGGAAATGTTTGATAGTGCTGCTACTGATGATTTAGAGTCATATGTTACTGAGCCAGAAGCATACTACATGGATGGCTGCTGGGAATAATGTCAGTGGCTAGTGTTATAATTATTACCTACCCCCGAAAGGAACAAAAATGAAAGCATACGAAATTCTTACAGGCGAACTTGTAATGGTCTACGCCAACAGTGAAGAAGAAGCAATGGAAAAACTATCAGACGGAGACTACGAAGAGTTGGAGACTTTGTCAGAGGTTCAGAATGTCCGCAATGCCCCTGCTTGGATTGAGGAAGAGAATGTGTAATCATACTAGAATTGTTTGTCCAGAACACAATGGCAGTTTCGACTGTAACTCGTTCTGTGCTATTTGTGAGGGCTTTCAAGAGTATTGCCCAGAGGGATGTGAGGTAGATACCTTTGAGTAGAGCATTTGAAGACTTGGCATTTGACAAGGAAAACTTTGAGAGTTGGGTAGACGAAAGTCTAAACACTAGGCTAACTGATGAACAGTGGCAGCGAATCAGAGATGAACTTGACGGACGTGTTGAGAACTTCCTTGACGAAATGATTTACAATGTTGTTTTAGATTATAGGGAGGGTGTATTCGATGAGTGAGTATGATAAGGGCTATAAGGATGCAGTTGATATGTTTGTTAGGATGATCGATGATACCCTCGCAAACCAGGCTGCACTGACAACCATGCCTAGCAAATGGATTTTGAAAATTATGCGTGTTTCGCTATTGACAAGTGACGAAGCATAGGCTATAATTTATATATAACCCCAAACAAAGGAAGAAAATGCACGTATTACAGTGGATTGCAGTAGAGGCTGAAGACAAAGAGAACGCCCTAGAGACTGCTAAACGACAACTAGAGAGCCTCATGGGTGAGGAAGGCTCTGGTTCAACTTGGTATGACTGGTTCGTAGCAGGTGGTGGACGTTGGAACCCTAACGAAGCAAGCCAGTATGATGACAATGACTTTAGCATGGTTATCTCTGCTTATGAGGCAGGTAATGATGTAATCATTGATAAGATAAACACATGTATTGAAAGTCGTATGCGTGAATTCAATGACTATCGTGAGAGCCACAACAAGGCAGAGATTGACATCAATGCTAAACTAGATACTTATACTGGTATCATGGATTACTCATTTGACCTCTACCCCCTCAAGAAAATGATTGACATGATGAATGGTGAGTGGGATTTCAACTCCTACTTCTTTGACCTTACCTCATGGTCAACCAACCCAAAGTGGATTACTGAAAAGATTGAGAAAGATAATAAAGAAATCTTCCTCGTTCCTATTGACTTCCACTTCTAAACCTGTTATAATTTATACCTAACCCCCGAAAGGAATATAATGAAAGACTACACCATTACTCTAATTGACTATCGTACTGGTCACTTTGTTGAGTTCTCTGGTTTATTCCCCGAAGATTGGGACGAGCAGGACATTGCCGAAGATGTAATGCTCAATGTAGGTATCGAAGTAAAGGAAGACTAATGTATAAGTATCTTACTTATGATGAGTTTGTAGACACCTACAAGCCAAAGACTAATCACATTCGTGGCAATGACGAACTAGCCTTTGAGACCTATGGCGAAGAGCAGGACTTCATCTTTGCCCAAGACCCTAAGTATGTATGGACTGAGGTTGATGGTGACGGTGGTTCGTTTATCGTTGCTGGCAGGGCATTCGTAAATCGTTACCAATACTATGTAACTGAACTACCTTGGGATAGCGAAGACCAAGAAGTCTATGTACAGTTGTACAAGGAATGTGACACTTGCGGTTGCTATGGTGGTTATGGTACAATGGATAACGGTGATGAATGCCCCACCTGTACAGTTGATACAGACGAATTCAACATCTACCCCGAAACACGAAAAGACCTAGCAGAAATTATTGGAGAGGAAATGGCTAATGAGCAAGTCTAGTTACGCAACAAACGAAGAACTGTTGGAGCAGATTGCAGATGACCTTGTACAGATGCACTATGAGACTGGTATTGATTTGGCATACTGGTCCACAGGGCTAGAGATTGTACGTCGTTTCTATAACGTTGAGATTCAGGTGGAAGTAGGTAGCAAACATGCTTAAGGAATGGGACCTTAACATCTTCTTCGAAGAGGTAGAGAACGAAGAGACTGGTGAGTATGAATCAGCACCAGTACTGACAATCAATCCTGTAGTGTGGACAAAAGAAGATAACGGTGTAACTAATAACACGTACACTGACATCATCCACAAGACAACGTTTGCAGAGGCTCGTTACCTTCGTAGCCAGTATCCAGAGAATGAGTACGGCGAAGACTGGACAGACACATTGGACCACTTCCTAGAGATTGCTCCTCCACGTCTGAAGAGTCTTCTAGGTACCCTTCCAGATGCAAAGGATTACCGTAAGATTCCTAGTTGAGATTACTCCTAGG